GAAAGCATGGCAAATAGTCCCATAGTCATGCTTGTAGCTCAAAAGGAAATTGATAAAATTTGGTAACTCATCCAGTGTCATTTCCTCTGCTTGTTCGTACCACTTTTTATGTATTCCCATTTCTTCTGTAATTTGTTCTTTCATTTCTTATCATCCTTCAATTCAATTTTGACATAACCTTTGACATACGATCTCTTTGTGAATTTCGCTGCGACTTCCGGCATTTGTGCTTTCAGTTTCGCGCTATCAATGCTTTCCCGCGTTGACGGTTCAATATAAGTCACTTTGATAACGTCATTGTCGAATTTTTTGATTTGGTATTCGTCCATTGCCTTTTCAAGCTGTTCGCGCATTGATTTTTCAGCAGTTTCAATTTCGGCTTTTTGCGTTAACAGAATTCCGATTTTTTGAATGACCGCCGCCGCTTTATTATTGAAAATCTCAAGTTCCGTTCCTGTGAAAACTGCATCTTTACAAGTGTTCGGGTCTTCAATCGGGCAACTGTCGTCACCGCATTTCTCGCGCTCCGGACAAAAATGGCAACACCCGTCAAACGCGTCTTTCGGACAATCGTTTTTGCATTTAATCATTGTGGGCAATCCTTTCTTTGTTTGAATCATAATCAATAACTATTTTAATATCAGGCGGGGGCGGGGATGAAAAACGAATCACTTCAACGTATCCTGATTGTTTCCAAATGCTGCGCCGTGTCCATCGCTGCGACATTCTATATATCCGGTTGCATTCCCGGCATTTGACGCGAACGACATAATAAAAGGGCAATTTGACTTCCCGGGTTATTACATTTGAACTTTGGCATTTGTCGCAAATTAAACGGTTCATTCATATCATCCTTGTCAGCTTGCACCGCGTCCGTGTTCGTGACTTCCGGGATTAGGTTAGAAAAAGGTACCCGAACAAACGAAATGCGAAATACAGGCCTTAAAATGCGTCAAAAACGCCATAACAAATAAAGCAATACGCTTTATTTGTTATGGCGTTTTTTCATTTTCAACGAACAAGTCATCTGTGAGATCCTTTCGCAATCCTAGAACCGGAAAAATTTCTTTATCTTCCACACTGTTTTGACATACAAGGAAGTAGTAAAAACACGGTTTGGTTTGTCCAATACGATGAATGCGTTTTTTGCTTTGTTCAAATAATTCGCTTTTATCCGTTGGCGTGAAGTAAATTACTTTGTTCGCCTTTTGAAGATTCAGACCCATAGCCCCGGCTTGATACTGTACAAGTGTAATTGAATCGCTTTCCGTTTCATAAGCCGTTAAATCTTTGACGTGACCGTTGACTTCTGAAATCGGTTTTTCCAGTTTGACGGCTATTTTCCGCAACGCTTCAAGTTCTGCGTCGAAATTGTAAAAGACAATTAACCTATCGTTTGTGCTTGAACACAGGTCATGAAACGCTTCAAGTTTAGCGGGGTTCAAGTGACCGCATAACATACGGTTGTACAACCGGAACGTCAACGCTGTATCACCAATTAATTCAGTTCGTGGGGTAACATCCCGCCCGTGAAAATCGCTATCGTCGCGGAACTCGCAAAGGTTCAAGGTGTCAATGATAATGTGTTTCGTTTTTTGAAATTTCCTGTACTCTTTTGTTGTTGAAACATTAACTTCAATAAAGTTTTGTTCTGGCAATTCAAAGACTTCATCGGTTTTAAGGAATACCGCGCCATGTTCCCGCATTTTCTTTTTCAAGCGGTCAACGTTTTTGTACGGGTCAAACTTATCGACTATGTTCATCGGGAAGCCGCCGACGCTGATTTTCTTCCAGTTCACATATTGGGTGTTATAAACGCGCTGTGAAATTTCCCAACCAATCAAATTTAACTGCGCCCAAAGGTTTTCGTATTTTCCCGACGTTGGCGTTCCTGAAAGTAAAATCACATTCAACGGTTTCATTTTTAAAATGAACTTTGTCCGTTTCGCCTTGTCATTTTGTATTTGAGAACTTTCGTCCAATAACAATGTAAAATTATCAAGGGTCAAGAACCACGGGCGGCGAAATATCAGGTCATAATTGATAATTCCAACAAGTGGAAAAGCGGCAAGGTTTTGTTCCGGGTATATCATGTATTCGTAAAACGATTTAAAATCACTAACTTTAGGTAAACACAACACATTCACTTCCGGATAATGCTGCTTTATGTGCTGAAACCAATCATCAATTTTAGTCTTCTGGCATACTATCAATGTCATTGTTGCTGTAAGCTGATTAAATTTTTCCGCGCCGATATATGTTTTTCCAAGACCCATATCAAGGTAATATGCAACCCGGTTGTTTTTTGCTGTTTGGTTAAGGACTTTTTGTTGAAACGGATATAACTTCATATTGATCCTGTTGTTCCGGTGTATTCGTACAGCTTCTTTAGGCTTATGTAATATGAATACTTGTCACCCGTCATTTTGACCGCGAATCCGAATGGCACGATTCCACGTTGAATAGAAATCCTTACAAATTGTTCTGATTTTCCTAAAAGTATAGCGGCTTGTTTAACCGAAACATTCTTTATCCCTTGCAGATCATCGGTGTAATCAGGAGACGTTGTTTTTTCTTCAAAATAATTAATTGATACGTCAAGCGCAGCGACTAATGTATTCATAGCTTTCATGTTCGGCTTGTTCTTTCCAGAAAGATATTGACTGATTGATGATTTACCAATGCCTGTAAGCGCGGAAAGTTCCGCTTGGTTTATGTTCCTTTCGGACATGGCTTGTTTCAATAATCCACTAAATGTAGACATGGTTCACCCCTTGTACTCACTAGATGTTGATTGTGGTTCTACACGGTCTGTAAAAAAAATCTCGTTCCGTGTTATGTCATCAATTTTAAGCAACTCACATATTTTTGTAATTTCATGCGCCCGGAACATGGATATATCATTGATCCTGTTCAAGAATCCTTGATACGTCAACCCTATTTGCTGCGCTATAAACTTTATTTTGTATCCTGAATTGTCAACAATTGCTTTGAGTTTTTGCGAACTGTTCATTTTGTCCCTCCGTTCTTGACAATTAAGTATCCGGTGTCATCTGCGGGCTTGCATTTTGATTAACGCAAGCCCTGAAATTTATTTTATGGCGATATAACGCAATGATTTGAGGGGGCAATAGTGATAAAAAACTCCGCATACTGGCATAGACGCTTTGAGGTTTTGGAAGATTCGCAGAATTGGAATGCGGCGCGTGCCGTGGATGATATGCAACGCTCCTTTAATCAGGCGCAGCGTGAAATCGACGAACAAATTCGCGTGTGGTATTCACGTTTCGCGGACAATAACCAAATCAGTTTTTCGGAAGCGCAAAAATGGTTGACTGGACGTGACTTAGAAGAATTCAAATGGGATGTCAATAATTACATCCAGCATGGGAAAGCTAACGCCGGGTTGCTTGATCCGAAATGGTCTAAACAGTTGGAAAACGCTTCGTCCCGTTTTCATGTGTCCCGGCTTGAAGCGTTGAAGGTACAAACGCAAAACACGATGGAAAAGTTATTTGGGAATCAGGTTAACGCCACTGATAACTTGATGAAGGAAACGTATCTTGAAGGGTATTACAAGACGCTTTTTGAAGTTCAAAAGGGCTTCGGCGTTGGTTGGGATATTGCCGGGATCAACGAAAACCAAATACAAAAAATAATGTCAAAGCCGTGGACGGTTGACGGGGATACCTTTAGCGATAGGATTTGGTTTCAAAAAGATAAGTTGATTAGCGAAGTTCATACACAGCTTATGCAAGATATGATCCTTGGGCGTTCCCCTGATGTGTCGATAAAAGCGATCGCGACAAAGTTCAACACATCGAAACAAAACGCCGGCAGATTGATAATGACCGAATCGGCCTATTTCGCAAGTTTGGCCGAAAAAGACGTATATCAGGAGCTTGATGTAGGGGAATACGAAATACTTGCCACTCTTGACCGTGTAACATGCGAATTGTGCGGTTCGATGGATGGGAAGGTATTTGGAACCGGGACATTCAATGTTGGTGTTACAGCCCCGCCGTTTCATCCGTGGTGCAGATGCACAACGGTTCCGTTTTTTGACGATGATTTGAGCGAACGCGCAGCGCGTGATCCTGAAACCGGGAAAGTGCAATATGTCCCGGCTGATATGAAATATCCGGATTGGAAAAAACAGTTTATTGTTGAAAATCCGGGGAAAAGTAGTATAATTAAATCAGGATTACAAAGAGAAAGCACAGGAATTACTAATATTCCGATGGATGAAGCAAAATATAAGTTGATAAAAGCAGCTTTTGAAAAGCGCGGGGGCGCAATTATTTCATCTTCTGAAATTGATGAGCATTTGAATAAGATGGGTGCGGAAGCGTCAACTTTGAATGCAACGACTATATTAATGCGGCAAAATCTTATTCCCTCTGCTTCAACAATGTTTGAAGAACTAATACACACATCGCAATATAGGACAGGCAGGGTTGCGAGTTCTAATTGGATTGATATGGAGATCGAAGCAAAACAAAAGTTAATTAAATATCAAAAAAATTACGATATACCAGATATAGAAAATAATGTTTCGATAGAACAATTGAAAGCGTTATTGAAAATGAAAGAAGGTGACTAGAATGTTCAAAATTCGCGATATTAATGTGTTAGCTATTAATGGATTGCTTACTATTGCTGGAAAACAAGACGGAACGGGATATAAGCAAGTAAAAGTCGGTTCTATTTTATCTGACGGTGAAAACCGTTATGAAATAGTTAGTATACCTTTTGTTCATTTTAACACCGTTGAAGCAATGAATGAGAATATCTGCGTAACTATTAAGGGTGACGGTGTTTCGCAGAAGATTCTTGAAGGAAAAACGCTTGAATTGGTAGGTTGATTGTGAGTTTTGTTAAGTTGATTGAACCGCCGGTTAGGCGGTTTTTTCATACCATGAGGGAAAATGAACATATGCTAGGGGTTCATTGCGTTGCGGGTGTGTTGGCGAACCGTTGAACGGCTTATAGGTTGCCTGTGACAATTCGCCGCTTTGGTATTTCAGGGCGTAAAACTGAAAGACAAAAGTACCGGACTGAACCGGGATACAAAATGATTTGAAAGGTAGAATAAGAAAATGACAAAGAGTGAACTGATTAAATTAGGCCTTGATGAAGCAACAGCCGTAAAAGTCGAAGCGGAATCTTTGAAGGAATTGGGAAAATACACTTTAACAGAAGAAATAAAGAATTTTGTTCCGAAATCCCGGTTTGACGAAGTAAACGATGAAAAGAACAAGCTGACCGAAACTCTGAAAGAGCGTGACAAACAGCTTGAAGACTTAAAAAACTCAACCGGGGATATCGAAAAAATGAAAAAAGATATCACGGATTTACAGGCGGCAAACACAGAAAAGGACAAAAAACACGCAGCCGAAATTAAGACCCTAAAAATCAATTCAGCAGTTGAAGCGGCTTTAAACACGGCAAAAGCAAAGAATCAGAAAGCAGTCCGCGCCTTGCTTGATTTGGAAAAAGCGGAACTTGACAATGACGGAAAGGTTAAAGGGCTGGATGACCAAATGAAGAAGTTGCAAGGTGCGGAAGATTCAAAATTCCTTTTTGAAACAGAAAACAAAAAGCCAACTATAAGAGGCGCGTCTCCGGGTGAGGGTGAAAAAGAAGACCCT